ATAAGCTGTGGTATCGCATCCAGTTAAAAGCTGATACGGTAAAGCCAACCGTGGATATTCACATTTTCGATAAAATTGGATTTGGGGGTATCACGGCCCGCGACTTTATCAGTGATTTCCAAGCTATCGATGCCGATGAAATTGCGCTTCACATCAATTCCCCTGGCGGCAGTGTATTCGACGGCATCGCTATTCAGAATGTGATAAAAAACCACAAAGCAACTGTCACTACTTACATTGATGGAATTGCTGGCAGCGTTGCTAGCATCATTGCGTTGGCCGGAGACGAGATCAAGATTGCCGATAATGGATACGTAATGATTCACGATCCGGCATCATTAGTTCTTGGCACAAAAGCGGACATGCTCAAGGAAGCGGATGTCCTGGAAAAAGTGGCCCAGGGTGCAGCCAACGATTACGCTGGCCGCATGGGGATCACGCTCGAAGAAGCCCGGGCACTTATGGCGGCTGAAACCTGGTGGCTCGGGCAAGAGGCGGTTGATGCGGGCTTTGCTGATTCGACATTTGCGGGGAGTCGGGCGGCAGCAAATGCGAACTTCGACCTGAAGCGTTTCAGCGCACAAGCCCCAAGGGAGGCTATTGATCGATTTACAAATTTCACGCCGCCGCAAACGAGCGGCAAGGAACCACAACCAAAATATCACACAACAATGACTCCCGAAGAAATCCAGGACATGAAAGACGAAAATAATCGTCTCCAGGCTTCCGCGAAGGAAGCCAAAGATAAGCTTGCGGCGGCGGAAAACGAAAAGACCGCAGCCGTTGAATCTGCCCTCAAATCAGATCGTGAACGAATCACCGAAATCAACTCCCTCGGTGCTAAGTTTGGATTCGAGAAAGAATCCGAAACGTTCGCCAAGGAAGGTAAGTCGGCCGATGACTTCCGTGCTCACATCTTGAACAAGTCTCCCGACGACTGGCAACAGAGCCTGAAAATCAAAAACCCGGCGAAGCAGCGCGGCGATAATGCCGATGAAGAAGACGATCCGATTGCCAAGATCGAAAAGCAATTGGCTTCCGCCAAGACACCTGAAGAGCGCGGGCGGCTTGGAAAAGAACTTCGCGAGGCCCACAAAAATAATCCCTAACAGTGATACGGAACCCTTTAAAACAACAGTAACAACGAATAATAACTAGTTATGGCACTCACAAAAATCACCACTGAATTTTTGGCCGCAATGTTTTTTGAGCGATTCAAGATCATGGCCATGCCCTTCCAGAATTTCTCGACGGACTTTTCCAGTGCGTCGGCGAAAAAGGGGCAAAAAATCATTGCCCGCGTGGGCAAAACCCCATCGGCTCCTCAAGATTACGATTCCACCGAAGGCTTTTTCCCAACGCCGGACGACGCGAAAGATTTGCTTGAAGATGTTGATGTGACGATGGATCAATTCAAAACGGTCCCAATCACGTTGCCCCTTGCTGACACCATCGAAGCCAGTATCAATCTGATTGAAGGGGAGATGCAGTCGGCAGCCGAAGTCCTGGGCAAAGCAATCATGGATCACGCACTGAGCAAAATTCTCGCTGCAAATTTCAGCGAAAGTTCCGAGTTTGCGGCGGCTGATAGCGATTACGATATGCTTGAAGATGTTCGCAAAGACCTCAACGCAGTAGGTGCCAGCAAATTCGGCCGCTTTGGGATGGTGAGCCCGGACGTGTTTACCGCGCTCGATGGTGATACCCGTATCACGAGCCGAGATTTTCGCGGTCAAATGCAAGATGAAGCCTACGGTCATTTTGTGGGGCTGAAAGGTTTCGGCGACATTTGGGAGTATCCCGATTTTCCTGACAATAGCGAGAACCTGAGCGGATTTTTTGGGACGAAAAACGCAGTCACGGTTGCGACTCGTGTCCCAAGTGATGTCACGGAATACGTTGGCATGCTGGGCGCAGTTCAGACGCTAACAATGACGCCGATCACTGATCCCGATACTGGCATCACGTTGCTTTTCCTGACGAGCCAAGACGCGAAAAAAGGTGATCTCCGTATGGCGGTATCCGCGATCTACGGCGCTGCTGCCGGAAGTCGAGGTGGTAGCGCTGGCGATAGCATGGACTACGCAGGCCATCGATTAACCACTCCGTAAGGATAATGGTTATTTGAGTGTATTTTTCTAAGGCCAGCATGGTTACCCCTGTGCTGGCCTTTTTTGTCCTAAGATGACAAATGGCATCTCTCCGTCCCGAAATCCAGCGTCATTATCACGCACTCAACCACAGGCTTTAAGATACTATCATGCGAAATTTCATCATCAAGGGATACAAGTCCCAGAAAAAAGACGACCTTGGCAAGACCCTATTTGAGAGCGCAAAGCGCAGTGATGCGCAGGAATGGGTCAGTGAAAACGGCGAAATCTTATGTGAATATTGCCGGATTGAAATGGGGACATTCCACAAAGAAAAGGCGTGGAATGATACAAACCGGTTTTTATCTGCAAGTTTTCAAAATTCATCCAAACCTACCAATGAAGATTTGGATGCTGAACTCGCAACATTGCACAAGGTCACTCGTGAAGACGTTGATCGTCTGATTGGCAAGTATTCCGTGAGTGAGGCAACAATTCGGCGGCGGTTTGGAAACCTCAAGAAAGAGTAATGGCATTCAACGAAAATTTGAGTTCGTTTCTTGATCCTGTTAGCGGATTCGCGCAATCGGTGTCCGTTGGCGGGGTTTCTGTCACGGGCATATTTGACAACGGATTCGCGGGCAGTGCGGGCAGTCAATTCGGCGTCGAGTCAACGAGCCCGTCCTTGACCTGCAAGGTTGCCGATCTGACAGGAGGTTACGCTGAAGGAGCCGCAGTAGTGGTCGATGGCGTCAATTATACCGTGCGAGACCCCCAGCCTGATGGCCTGGGCATGATCACCCTGACACTCCGCAAGGCATGAGCAAAAAAGACATTCGCGAGGCTTTCAGGCAGCTTTTAATTGATGATGCCATTATGTCATTGTCACAGGTATTTCTGAGTAAATATGATAGGATTTCAGTTGAGAAGCTTCCGGCTGCCCGCATTTATCCGGCCTCTGGGTCATCTGAGCGTGTGGCCGTTAATAGTTTTCGCGACGAATACACATTGACGATTGAGGTCGAGGCTCGGCATACATCAGCGGACTCGGTGGATGACACCCTTGAGGGATATGCAGACGAAATCATCGCATCCGTCCGCGCCGGAAGCCCGGCCTTGGATGCATTGTTGCACGATTACCAGGCGGCATCAAGCCGATACTCATTTGACACCGAAACCGGCGATGAGATCGGTTCCGTTGCCATTGATATTGATTGCATACTGAAGCCTTGAAGAAAAATGTTACAATAACCTTTCAACAAATACTAATTCAAAAGACGGGGAAAAAATGGCAAAATATCACGGTAAAGAAGGCGTTGTTAAGGTCGGATCAAGCCCGACTCTCGTAGCGGAGGTTCAGAGTTGGGATATAAGCGAATCCGCTAACCAGGCTGAAGGAAGCTCAAAAGGCGATAGCTACACGACAAACCTGGACGGTATCCACTCGCAAAGTGGTTCGATAGAACTGCTTTATGACCCGGAGGACACTAACGGCCAAGAGGAGTTTAAGGCGGGGCAAACGGTTGACGTTGAATTGTATCCAATAAACACGGAAAACGGTGCGGTATTTTTTGGAGGCAAGGCATTGATCACGGAAGCAGAAGTGGGATCGCCAAAAGACGACATGGTTAGCAAAACCGTGCAGTTCGTGAACGCCGACGGAACTGGGATTACCGAACAAACTGTATCCGGTTCTTAATCGGCAAAAAACACAATTCAGAAAGGGAATCCTATCATGTCAGAGACGAGCAAGGGACTGGCCGCAGCGTTGCGGGAAATGGATAAGCTGGGCACTCAGCACGTCGAGGTGCCCGAATGGCCGGGTGAAGACGGTAAGCCAACAATCATTTACTTTCGACCGCTATCAACGGAACAGGTTACGCGGTATCACGGAAAGAAATCAAAGGAGGCGAATGCTCGCGTGGTTTGCGATCATGCCCGCGATGTTGATGGGAACAAGCTTTTCGCACCCGGAGACTACCTGGCATTGGCCAAGCGCGGCCATTACAAGACGGTTATCAAGATTGCCCAGGCAATCCTTGGCGTCAGCGATGACGAGCCCGAAACCGAGGAAGGCGAGGGTGATAGCCCTTTGGATTAGCGATGGCGCATGATGCGCCCCCCCTGCCGGGGATTGCTCTCAATCTGTATCAACTTCATTGGCTGGCGGATAAGAAAAATTCCCGAATAATGGAAATAATGGCGATGACACCAGCCGAAATAAATCAGTATTTCGCCTACTATTACGAGCAATCAAAGCGCCGTGGCAAAAAAAGCTGAGAGCACGTTCACGATCCGAGCCGTAGACAAGACTCAAAAAGCCTTGGCCCGGGTCAAGCGTGGATTCAAAGCAATTGGTGTCGCCGCAGTAGCCGCTACTACTGCCGCCGTCGGCTCAATAGTCGCCATGACGGCGAAGGGCATGGATCGGGTTGACGCGATGGCGAAAGCCGCAGGTCGCTTGGACCTGGGCGTTGGGCAGTTCCAGGCGCTAGAGTCTGCGGCGGCCAAAGCTGATGTCAGCGTCGGCGATCTGGAATCCGCATTTGGTCGGATGCGACGCGAAATCGGTGAGGGCGACAAGGTCTTTGCCGAGTTAGGCTTGAGCGTCGATTCACTGCTCAAGATGAACGCCAATGAGCAATTTACAGCCATTGCCAAGTCATTGAGCGACATCGAGAACCCGACCATTCGCGCCGCAAAGGCACAGGAAATCTTTGGGCGATCCGCGCAAAAATTAAATAACTTGATGCGCGATGGCGGCGTATCAATTGGCGTTAACGCAGCAATGTTCGAGGATTTGGGGATCGCTGCAACCGATCAAGGTGCTGCTGGTGTTGAGATGGCCAATGACGCGATTTCGGACCTGAAAAAAATTGGGGAGGGGGTTAGCAATACGCTCGCGGAGCAATTGGCTCCGGCTATTCTCGTAGTCGCAGAATCACTGATGGGCGCGGGGGGCGGCGGGGGCGGATTGGGCGACGCAATTAAAAATGTCAGCAGGTTTTTGGTGGATGGGTTGGTTGCTGCCGTGGCGACGGCGGCAGACGCTTGGCGCAATTTAAATATCTTCATTAAAAGCGGTGAGGTAGCATTACTTTCCATTGCGAAGGCCGTAAGCCCTGCATTTACAAATTTACTTAAAAACGTTGCAACCGGAATTGAAACAGTAGTTAATTCAGTATTTGAAGCAATCAATACGGCTATTCGTAAAGTAAATGACTCGTTTGATAAGCTTCCAAAATGGCTAAAAAAACATTTGAATGGTGGCGAAATTCCAGAGATCAATGTTAAACTTAATCTGGATGTAAGCAAATTCAACGACTTCGATTCGTCTCTTGGTGGCGCTCTTGGTCAGGCGCAAAGCGAATTATCTAAACAATTAGCATCTCCATTGCCTTCTGACGGCATTATTGACGGCTTTAACGAACGTATATTTGATGCCGAGAATCGCGCTCAAGAACTCGCCACAGAGAAGAAATCTTTTCAATCAAAGAATCCCGTAATCGAGGAAGCGGAGATTGTGAGGGACCACCTGAAAGAAATTGAGGATGAGATCAAAGCGAACACTGAGGAATTTGTTGATTCGCGAGAAACGACACTAATAGATGGAACCCAGTCGGCTTTTGATGGACTACTCGGATTAACCGAGCAATTTTCGGGTGAGCAAAGCGCCTTATATAAGACGATGTTCGCTGCATCTAAAGCGTTCGCAACAGCTCAATCAATCGTTAGCATTACTCAGGGCATTGCAAATGCTGCCGCGCTTCCATTCCCCTCGAATCTTGCGGCAATGGGATCGGTAGTTGGAGCGACTGCTGGCCTGATCCAGACGATTGCAAGCACTGCATTGAGCTTCGAGGGAGGCGGGCGCACCGGTAACGGCCCGCGATCCGGGGGGCTTGATGGCAAGGGCGGATTCATGGCTATGCTTCATCCTCAAGAGCGAGTGATCGATGATTACAATGACCGACAAAGTGGCAGAGTAACCGTAAATGTATTCAATCAAGGAGGAGGCGACGCTAGTGTTCGGAGGCGTGGAAATGAAATAGACGTGTTCGTTCGAGCGGTTGAAGATCGCCTGGTTGCTGGCGAAAATAACGGCAATGGAAGGCTGTCAAAAGCGATCCGGCTAAACAATGGACTGCAACGCGTAGCGATATAATGGAAACGTATCCGTCCAATATCTTACCATGCCCCCAGGTTGGCTATCAATCATCATACGATTCCAATATCGTAAGAACACAGATGGAATCGGGTGTGATTCGCCGTCGTCTAAGATATGTAAATGAAGCAATTGTTGTCACACTTGCATGGATGTTTACGGATGAACAAAATTCTTTCTTTCGTGGATGGTTTAAGCGCAAGCTCAATCTCGGTGTATCACCCTTCAACATAGAACTTGATTTAGGTGAAGGTTTCAAATTATTCACCGCGCATTTTTCAACTGGTCCGTCTTACGTTGATGGAGGCAAGCACTGGATGGTAAACGCGGAAGTTCGCATTAGCGAAGATATTGCCGTGATAAGTGAAGATACGTTAGATGCTTATATTCTAGCCGATGGCGACTCAACGTCTTTAATTAACTCCGAATCCGCACTTGATGATTTGGTTGAAATCACGCTGCCAGAAACAACAAATAACATTAACTGAAATCAAACAATCATGGCAATTGAAAACTTAGATGACGCGGTTGCGTCGATAAAAGAGAACGCCGAAGCAATTGACGCTTTCGTTGAAAATGACGAATTGACCGATGTCACGACTCCAGACGGTCAAATAATTCCATCGTTAGCGAAGACTCAATTGCAACTTTCTGAAACCGGGCACCCAGGGCGAACTGACAACCCCCATTCGGTGACCGCGACACAAGTCGGCCTTGCCAATGTAGAGAACCTCGCGCCGGATGATCTACCCATTTCGACGGCCCAACAGTCGGCCCTCGACGCGAAGGCCAACAAAGACGGCAGCAACCTCGAATCAGAGTCGGTAATTGAGTCAAATCTTTCAGCGGGCGTCCAAGCAAAGCTGAATGCTAACGATGGGGCATTCCAGGGCTTTCACGATTGCTCAGGCCCGGCCCCCTCGACTTCCGGGCTTACTGCTGATTCTGATTATTACCGTGTTTCGGTCGCTGGTAATGGGTTTGCCGTCACGGACAAAATGGTTTTCAATGGTGGTTCTGCCGGTGATTACACGGATTTTGATACAGTCGCTGAAGCCGCGCCGCTTCCTGCTGATGGATCGCTTTCCCGCGCTAAGATTGATTCGGCGTTTACGTCTGACATCAATCAGATAGAGCTATCCCAGGATAAGATTGTTCCGGGAGACTGGATTGGATCGGCGCAAACAACCGACACGACGGCGACAGGCTGGAGTGTTAATGCTGGGCAGAACGCCAGC